GAGTTACAAAAAAACTTAGCAGAAGCTCGAGAATTAATATCTGAAATTAAAAAAGTAAAAGACGATCTTTATAAAGAAGTATCAGAATCAGAACATAAATTTACTTTAGATATTAGTAATAATATTTCTTTAAAAGAAGCAGCAAATAATGTTTTTGGCGGAAACAAAACTAAAATAACATATGAAGATTATGTAGTTTTATTAGAAATGAAAAAACAAATACAGTTTGATGAAACTAGAAGTTTAATGAACGAGGTATTTGATGATTTTTAATAATCTAAATAAACGTCAAGATGTAAAAGGAATGGATCAAGAAGATTCTTTAGAAGAACAATATCAAAAAATGTACAAGAAAATAGCAAGAGATTTTGTTCATAGAGAAGACCTTGTTGAAATACTTAGAGAGTTACTATTAGGTTTGGGAAGCATTAATCAAGCAATCTTCGGAGAAATATTAGAGCAAATAGATTTAAATCATAATATTAATAATGCTATAGATAAAGCTATTGAATATAGAGAAAATCTTTCTAAACCTAAATTAAAAAGAAAAAAATATAAAGATATCGAAGATGAGTGATAATAATCCGGAAATTAACATCCTCTTGCCTTATGTACAACAATTATTAGAAGAGTACGAAAGGCAAATGATTGCGAATAGAATCAAAGGTTCTTTTGATTTGTCGCAAATAGATATTGCAAGTAAGGCGCTTTATCACGACCCGTTATCTGAATATGAATTTGCTTTAAGAAGTAGAATAATGGGTGCTGCTAGTACTAATGAAATTGTTAATTTTATGATGCTAGAGCAAAATGAAACTGAAGAGCAAGTAATTCAATATCGTACAGCAGCTCATAAATACGAAAAACCATTTTCTGAAAAAGCTAAAGAATTTGTAGAAGAAAACTTATACTTTGAATGCGACATTGTAGATAAAGATGGGCGACCTTCTAACGATTGGCTTAAATACGAAAATTTAGATGAAAACACTTTATTAAATAATGGAGAGCTTCATTTAAAAAGTTTTTTAGATGAAGATGTAGAAAAAGTTAAATTAAGAAGACGCATTACTAACGAAGTAAAATGGAAACGTAGCAATGAAGTTTCAAAAGCTGTAGACAAACTTATCGGAGCGGAAGATGGTAAATGGAATCTTTTTGGAAAAGATTTTAATGCAGGAATAGAACAATGTTTTAATTGTTTTGTAAAAATAGATTTACATGCAGTTTTACCAGCATTAGAATTTGTTTTTGATTTTTCTAAATTAATAAATGGAATAAAAGGTTTATTATTAGAAATAGAAAAAAATCTTAACCCATTAGATATATTCAATCAGCTTTGTAATTTCTCTTTAGGCATTGGAGAAAATTTATTATGCCCTGCAAATATGCAAGGTATTAATTTATTACTGCCTACATTATTTGTAAAGTATTCATTAGATTTAATGAATTTAAGATTTGATCCAATGTCATTGCTAGGAAATATTATTAGCGGAGTAATAAAAGGAATTACTTCTTGGATAGAAAATATACCAAGATTAATTGTGCCTTTTATTGATTGTTTTATAAACGCAACTAAATCAACTTTTGGATATATACGAGCAATTGCAAATAGCTTGAATAAGATAAGTCAAGAAGTATTAAACAGTATAAATCAAGTAACTACTTCTGCGCATAAATTACTTTTAAATACTTTAGATTTTATTCCTGGATACAATTTAGAAACATTAAAAGAAGAAAAAGAAAATCTTAGAAAAGAAATTAATTCTATTACTAAAAAAATAGAAGAAACAGATACTAAACTATCAGAAAAAACAAAAAAACAACTTAAACAAATAAATCAAATTTTTAATTTTATAGATTCTAGTGGAAGGTATTTTAGTAATAAAGCAGCTTTTGAATCAATATCAGATCAACAAGTTCAAACTTATGTTGAAGTGAATTTTGATCAATATAAAGATCATTTTATTAATTTAGTTACCAATCCAATTGGTGAAGAAGAAGTATCTCTTTCACAAAATTTTAATAATATTTTATCTATGCTAGATGAAGAAAGTTTAAATTCTTTAGAAGAGCTTCAAAAAGAATACAGGGAACTTTTTAAAGAAAGAAAAGAAGAATTACAAAATAAAAAATCTGAATCTTTAGAAAATAAAATGGCTTCTAATAGAACTTCAATTGAAGCAGTAATGGAAAATTCTAGATATATATCAGAAAATACTTCAGCTGGTTTTTGGGAAGGTAAATATAAAATTAATAGTACTCAAAATTTACTTAATAATAAAGGTAAAAAAAGAGATCTTAGAGCAGGAAGATATTCTTCTAACGCAAATTATAAAAGGCCTGCTTCTGAAGAATTTACATTATCAGATTATTTATTTGCTAGGTGGGGGATAGATATAAATCAAAATTATACAAATTATGAATATGGTTGGATTAGTAGTAGCAAAAAATTTGTTAACGATAAAACTAAAAGTTTTAATAAAAGTATGTCAGATATAGAAAATATAATTGTTAAAAATCTTCAAGCAGTAAAGCAAACAATACTAGACGTTACTAATAAAGTAATTCTTACATTTAAAAATTTAGATGCATTTCTTTCTGAAAACGTAAACGTTCAATTTAAAATATTAGGAGAAATTCAAAATCTATTACATTTAATTAGATTGTTTAGAGTAATTAATGAATTAATTCAAAACGGTTTTTCTGGTTGCGATGAAGCAAAAACAAATAAAGATTATTTTAAAAATTTAATTGTAACTTCAGCAAAGAAACAAGGATTGAATTTAGAAGCTTCTTCTAGTGATCTTCCAGAAGATTATTTATTAAATCTTACTTATAAAAATATTGATATTAATATAGATTTAGATGAATGTTCTGAAATATCTACTCAATTGAAAAAACCAGAAGTTAATTTAGATGAAATTTATGGAGTGATTAAATATGGATTCTCCACTTAATAAAACAAGAAAAGAATTAACTTTATTTTTAATAGAAAAATCTTATGAAGTTTATAAACAAAACTTTGTTGGCAGTAAAGCTTTTGAAACTCCAATTCCAAGATATAGAGATAATAACCCACCGTTAGAAAGTTTACCTCCAGGCACAAACTTTTTTTCAAGAGACCTTGTTCCGCCTCCACCACCTCCACCTCTACCTCCAGTAGAATCAGAAGAAACACAATTTAAAAAACGGTACAACTCTATTGAAGAATACGAAAAAGAAAACCTTTTACCTCCAGCTAAAAAAGGATATCGTTGGGAACTAGATTATAACGAAACAGGTGCTATACAAGTATTATTGCCACCAGAAGACCCTCCTGTACAAACTTCAAAAGAAGTTGTTCTTAAACCAATTAACACCTCAAAAGAAACATTAAAAAAGAAAAAAGCTTTTTTTGATTTTAATCCAGAAAAAGCTCAAAGGCAAGAATTAGCAAAACAACAAAGCCTTTTACTATCTGTAGAAACTCAAAAGAAAAAAGAAAATATTGAATCTGCAATAGAAACTATAGAAGTAGAAATTGCTGAACCAATTGTAAATGAAAAAAATGTTTATAATTTATTAAATTATTTAAATGAAGAATTTAGTAAATTAAATTTATTTCCAAAAGCTTTTGTAGAAAATATTTCTTCTGAAATTCCCAGTGAAAGAAAACTTATTCTTCCTGAAGAAAAAGAAAAAGTTGTTGAAAATATAAGTTTAGCTAAAAAAGAATTTATATTAAGCGAAGAAAATTTTGTTGATTTATTAACTGCAAAAATTAATCAATTTGAAAATCAAGAAGAATTATTTGAATTAGAAGAAAATGAATTTTTAAGAAACGATTTAGCTAACTACAAACTATTCAATGACAAAGAACTATATTCTTTAACAATATTGTTATATTCTTTAAATGATGAATTAAGTTTATCAACATTAAAAAATGTATTACAAATAAATTCTTACTATTATCTAAAAGAAGAAAAAGCTGAAAATTTATTTTTTCTTTCTGAAATAGTAATTAAAGAAGAAGAGCTTCTTTCTGGAATAAAATATAAACCAATTATTTTAAAAGATAATACAAATAATAAAGAAATAAATTTAAGTTTATTAATTCAAGAATATATTACTGATTTATTAAAATCAGATTTTAAAATTCTTAGACAAGCAAATATTGAAAATAATTTGTCTGACGATGAAAAAAAAGAAGCTATAAAAACAATATTAGATGAAGTAGTTGAAGTTGGTAAAAAAGAAGCAGCTTTAAATATAGCAACAGTTTCTGAAGATATTAATATAATTAATTTAACTAAAGAAAGAATTGTAGCCATTGTTGAGGAAGGAACTCTTTGGAGTGGGGAAAAAATAACATTTAGATTAAAAGAAAATGTTATAAAATACGAAGAAGACTATGAAGGGAATTTAATTCCTTTAGGTTCTTTTTATGAATTAGAATCAAAATATTTAAGAACAGAAAAAGATTTTAATTGGTGCGGTGCTTTCATAGCTTTTTGCTATAAAGATTTTATTAAAAAAGAAATAAGAAGAAAAGTAATGATATCAACATATAGATTTTATATGTTTGCTCAAAAAACTAAAAGACATATAAAAATTCAACCATTAATTTCTGAAACTTTAAAAAAAGTAAACAATGAAATTTTAAAAATAAAAAATATAGAAATTTTAACAATTGAAGAAAAAGAAGAAAAAATTAATAAAATAATTTTAGAAGGAAAAAATACATTGCAACCTTTATTTTATAAAGGTGCTATTTTAATTTTAAATCCTAATGAAAAATACTGGTATGGTACTCACTTTGCAATTTTGACAGATGGAATAATAAATTACAGATATACTGATAATTATGATTACGAAACAACAAGCGAAGAAGGAACTTTAAATTACTACGTAAATACAGTAGAAGGCAACACTTATGTAAATCAAGAAATAGATGCTACCGGGGTACAAGAAAAATTTAGATATTTAAAATATGCAGTTGCTATATATAAGTTTCTTCCAGAAGATTATAATTTAGAATTTCAAGGTAAAGTTGAAAAAGAATATAGCAACGCAGAAATTATTATTAAGGACCCATTAATATGAAAAATGAATTAATTTTAAAAGCATATGAAAGCTTAGCATTAAAAAAAGAAATGTCCTTAATAGATAGGAATGTACCTTTATTAGGAGAAAGTATTTCTGGAGCGCGAGTTAAAAAAGTAAACGCTCGGGTAATGCCCTATGCTGATAGACATAGAGGCAATTGGTTCAAACCGGAATATGATCTTACTGAAATACAAATTGCTCAAGATACAGATGCATTTCTTTATAAAGCTATACAAAAGAAAGTACAGCGCTTTGTATTAGCTGGTTGGGAAATAGTTGGTAATGATAAAGAACGAGTTGAATACATTAAGCGCAGATTAAAAGAAATTGAATATGTTTCAGGGCAACCATTTAATTTATTAATGACTGACCTTGCGCATGATCTTATCAGATATTCAAATTGTGCATGGGTTAAAGTAAGGAGCAATGATGCTTCTACAGGCAAGAAAAGAACTTGGATGGGTAAAGAAATAGATCCAGTTGCTGGTTATTATATTCTTCCTTTTGAAACTCTTTGGTTTAAAGTAAAGAAAAATGGTGAGCTTAAAAAAGTAATGCAAGAGCAACCAAACACAGGTGAATGGAAAGAGTTCGCACCTCAAGATGTAATTCATTTTTATACTAATAGAAAACCTGGATTTACTATGGGAACTCCAGAAATTTTACCTGTACTAGAAGATCTTGCTTTATTGAGAAGGTTAGAAGAATCAGTAGAAAATATGATTGATTCTAATCTACATCCCTTATTTCACTATACTGTAGGTAACGATAATATGCCTGAAAGGTATTCACCCGAAGGTATTAAAGAGTCAGATTTAGTAAGACAAACAATTGAATACATGCCATCTGGAGGTATCTTTGTATCTGACCATAGACACAAAATAAGTGCAATTGGTTCAGAAGGCAAAGCTTTAGATATTAGAGATTACTTAGAGTATTTTAAAAAAAGAGTTTATGCTGGTTTAGGCGTTTCACCTATGGATATGGGCGAAGCAGATTCTGCTAACAGGTCTACAGCAAACACTTTATCTAAAATTGCAATACAAGATGTAGAAGCTTTACAAAGACATATTAAAACATTTATAGAGACTTATATTATTAATGAATTGCTTCTTGAAGGCGGATATGAAGACTCATTGTTTGAAAGTGATAAAGCAGTGCAAATTAAATTTGGAACTGTAGATAAAGAAGAAAAATCAAAAGAAGAAAATCAAACAATTCAACTTTGGTTAAACAATCTTATATCAGAACAAGAAGCTAGAAAACGTTTAGGTGAGCAACCTGTAGATCAAACTTATAGAGATCAAACAAACTATAAATTATATACAGAGCCTTTGGCTTTAATTAAAACTATGGGACCATTTAGCGCAGGGTCAGATGCATTAGCTAAATCTGAAACTTCTTCCATTACTCCAGAAGCAGTTAAAAAAGAAGAACAAGCTCAACAAAGAAAAACAAATAAAAATATACCTGAAAAAGAAAGTAATCCTGCAGCTAATTTATCCGAAAACATCAGTAGGCCTGCAAATCAAAATGGTTCAAGAAATGCGCCTAAATTTTCTAATGATGTAGAAAGCTTGTTTTTTGAAATAAAAGAAGGTAAAAAGATTTTAGATCTTTTAAATTCTTTGGAAAAAGATACATTTTAATTTAATATAAAAACAGGTCAAAATATGTCTAAAATTATCAAATACAATGATTTTATACAGATAAATCCTGATAACAAGATTCTTTCTTTAGATAAAGAAAAGAAAATTTTGCTAACAGATAGTTTGCTTTCCTCTGCATATAACAGTGGCAGAGGTTTAGTTATTACTTATGATTTGTCTCACTCGGGTCGTAGAATAAATAATAGAATTTACTCTACAGTAGGACAGCAAAGAGGAATTGATTCCCTTACTAATCCTTACCCAAAACCTATTCTTAAAAACCACGATCAAATGAGTGAGCCTATTGGACGCTTTATTGGTGGTGAATGGCAAAACTTGTATGATGAAGCAAGTAACTTTTTACAATCTTCTCAGTCTACATTAGACATTCACAATGCTTTTGCTTCAGATGAGCCCGAAAGAATTTATAAGACATTAAAAAGTTTTGATTTAATTGATAATAAGAATTGGCCTGGACTCGGTAGAATGAGAGTGCAAGCTAATATTAATGATGAAGAATCAATTAAAAAATTCTTAGATGGAAGATACATTACTTTCTCTGCTGGCTCTACAACAGATCGTCACGTTTGTTCAATTTGCGATACAGACTGGGCTACCGATGGAATGTGTGAGCATAAACACGGAAAGAAATACGATGGAGAGACATGTGTATTTATTACTGGAGACTTTATTGTCCTAGAAGGCTCAGTAGTTAATACACCAGCAGATGACCTGTCTCAATTAGTTTCAATGGAAATTAAAGATTCAGAAGACACATCTGATATTAAAGATGAGCAAATTCCTTATGAACTTATTTTAAGCGACTCAATATTTACTATGGAAAAACAAAATGAAGCACAGCGGTTACAAGACTCCGAGCAAATCGACGCCTATGAAAAAGAAGCCAAAAAAGAAGAAGGCTCCAAAAAAGAAGTAAAAAGAAAATACGATCATGAAATGTCTATTTCTGAATCTGCAATGATGGAGCTTCATGAAAAAGGCGAAACTTATATTACCCAACGCGGTGATAATGAGACTATGGTCATCAAAGTAAAATACTCAGGCTCTATGCGCAAAGACTCAATTGAAGATTTTGAAATCAATGAAGAAGAATTAGCTTCTTTAATTGAAGAACTCGAAGATGAAAAAACTTTTAAAGTTCCTGCAGGAGCAAAAGGTAACGCTCAAAAAGTTTTAAAATGGAAAGCAGAAAAAGGCTCAGAAGTTAAAGGAATGACCCCTGTAGGCTGGGCAAGAGCGAGACAGCTTGCTACTAAATCTGAAATAGGTCTCTCTACTGTCAAGCGAATGGCTGCTTTTAATCGTCACAGAAAAAATGCAGCTGTAGCTCCTGAATACAAATCAGAGCCGTGGAAAGATAGAGGTTACGTTGCTTGGTTAGGCTGGGGTGGAACGTCAGGTATTGATTGGGCTGTTAAAATTAGCGCTGCTAATGATTCAGAAACAGAGACAGAATTAAATGAAGATGCTTATCGTTCTTCACCAAAAGGTAAAGGTGCTAAAACACCTGCTAAGCCTTCTGAAAGAATTAAAGGCTCTAAGAAAAATAAAGAAGGCTCGGCTTCAAAAGCAAATTCTAAAATTGAAGTTGGATCTGTATTGGAGTCTTTAAAAGAAAAAGTTTCTTCACATAATAAAAAGTATGGAAAAGATAAAGGAAAACGAGTAACTCTTGGTATGCTAAAAGCAGTATATCGTAGAGGTGCAGGAGCTTTCTCTAGTACTCACAGACCTGGAATGTCTAGATCTGGATGGGGGGTTGCAAGAGTAAATGCTTTCCTTAAGCTTGTTAGAAGTGGTAGCCCATCAAACCCTAAATATAAACAAGACAATGATTTGTTACCTGCAGGTCATCCAAGAAAATCATCAAATAAAATGAAAAAGGATTTTATTATGGAAAATGAAGAGTTAGAAATTCTGGATACAGAGGTAGATTCTAAAGATGAAGATTTAGAAATCGAAGCTGTAGAGCCAACAGAAGAGCAACAAGATGAGCATGACGAAAGTCTTGGCGAAGAAGAAACTTTAGATGCAGAAGATTCTGAAGAACTCATTGATTGGGAAATTTTAGATCTTGCTTTACAAAGCATCCTTAGAGGAGAAGACGCAGAGCTTTCTACAGAAGCTAGAAACGAATTACCTGATTCAGCTTTCTGCGGCCCTGAAAGATCTTTCCCAATTCCTGATTGTGCGCACGTAACTGCTGCAAAGCGCTTGATTGGAAGATACAAAGGTTCTGATGCAACTAAAGCTAAGATCATGGCTTGTGTTAATAAAAAAGCAGAAGCAATGAAATGTGACTCTTCTGAAGATGCAAATTCTTTGAAAGCAGAGCTTGCTGATCTTCAAGAAAAATACAACACATTAGAAGACAAGTTTAAAGAGCTTCTTGAACTAGTTGTAATTAAAAGTAAAAAAAATAACGATTCTATTGAAATAGAAGATAATGTTATTGTAAATGATAAAAAAGAAACAATTCTTGACAAAGAAATTGAAAATCCTTCTAATCATGCAAATGAAGAAGTAATCGAAAATAAAAAGCAAGAAGACTCACTTCCTAGCTTTGAAAGAAATGTAGTAAATACTTACAGAACTATCAAAGATAGCGAAGGCGAGTTAGCTGCTAATATTTATTTAAATAGCAAAGCTCAATACTTACCTCGTGGCTTCAACCCAGAAAAATTTTAATCTAACTCTTTTAGGAGAATAAAATATGGCTATTAGTAGATTCCAAAGCCGTTTTAAAACACGCACTGATCTAATGGATCACATTACTCCAAATAACACCGTACAGATGAACGCTTCTGTTCCTCACGGTGAGTGGGCTCCAGCTAATTGGCTCCCAGTTGTTTGGCAAAACGAAAAAAGCAAAGATTACTTTGTTATGTCTGCAGGCAAGGTTGTTTCTCTAGATAGAAGTGGCCGTGTAGTTCCTGCTGGTCTTCTTCGTCGTGCACTAGAAGCACTTGCTGTTAACGAAGCAATGCTTACTTATACAAGCAACGACGTCGAAGCTAGAGTCGTTGATATTCGTACTGGAGCTTTTGTTGCTGCAGGAGATGTTGTAGATCTTGAAGCTTTCACAGATGCACTTGTTGCTAACGGCTGGGTCGCTGGTTTTGATGCTGCTAATTTTGGAGACGCTGATCCAGCAGTAGACCTTGCTGCTCGTCAAGCTTGTGTAGAGTTCTTTATCTCTGCTCCAGTAGGTATCCTCGCTTACGATGTTTACGTTTGGGCTGGTGATGACCCTGCAAGCCTTCACTTTACTAATTATCAAAAGCAACACCTAATTCAGTTCTTTACTGATATTCAGATGAAGGTAGCACACGTTTGTGCTGATGCTTCTGCAGTTGCAGTTGCAGGCTTAACTCGCGTTGACGGAGCTGCGCTTGCAGTTATGCCACGCTATGCTGGGCTAGACATGAGCAGTGTAGTTGCTTTTGACCTTGAGCTTGGAAAGCTTGCTTCTAGCGTTAGCCGCACTCCTGTAAGCTTTAGCGCTTTTGCAGGACGCCAACGTAGCGACATTTCACTTCTTGCAAAAGCTGGAGACTGGTATCTTGATGCGGATGCAGGAATGATTCTCTTCTTTGAAGATGGTGGAAATGCTGATCCTGTTGGTACTGACGCTGCTGCACTTGCTGGTACTATTTCAGTATTCCCTTATGATGGAGCTGTTTCTGCACAAGAGAGAATGGTTATGATGGTCGGTGATTGCCGCCCTGGTGACTTTGTTTCTTTTGATGAAATGAGCAACTTCAAAGTTGCAAGCTCTGATGATCATGATGCACATCTTGTTGTCGGTCGTCTCCTTGCAATGTATAAAGAGCCACGCGGCCTTCTTGAAAGAGTTCGTACTGGCTGGAAGGGTGACGAGTTTGACGCTACTTCTAAAATGCCTGGTAGCGCAACTGAAGGATTCTCTGATCTTATTACTCTCTCTTCTCATCACGGTGAGAATGTTGCAGACGAGATCGCTGTCATTAACGTCAAACTTCAATAATAGATAATTTAAAGGAACTTAAAACATGGCTATTAAATTTACAGACGGAACTGAACTAACACTCCCAAGTAGCAAGAAAGCTGCTGCTCGTTATATGGCTGACATGATCCGCAATCGCGGTCAACTCCCTGATAGCGAAGAGTCAATCAGCTGGGAGACTTTTGCTAATACAATTTCTCCTAAGAACAGAGACGCAATCTCTTCTTCTGAGATTACACCTCTCCTCCAAGAGTCAATGGAAATCCTCATTCGTGAGCCAGTTGAGCCATCAATGACCATTACTCCTCTTTTCACTCGCGTTCAGGCTAAAGGCCTTAACACTCAGATCCTTGCTGGTGCAATGGGTGCTGTTTATGCTGGTGATGTTCAGGAGTCAGGTACTTACCCTGAGGTTAACTTCCAAATGGGTGGCGCTGTTTCTACTGCTTACATTGGAAAAAGCGGTATTGCAGCTTCTTTCACAGACGAAGCTCTTCGCTACAGCACTTTCGATATCATGGCTAAGAACCTAGAGCTTATGGGTAACGCTATGGTTCGCCACAAGGAGCAGAAGGCTGTTGCTTTCCTTAAGCAGCTTGGTACTTCTCTTTTTGACAACCTTAATCCTGCACAGTCTATTTACGGTGTACTTAGTGGTCGTGGTCTTGAAGGCGGAGCGCTTGTCGCTAACGGCTCAATGACTATGGAGAACCTCATGCGTGCTATGGCTCACATGAGCGAAGAGGGCTTCACTCCTGATACTCTTCTCATGCACCCACTCTTCTACTACACTTTCGTACAGGATCCAGTTCTTCGCACTATGATGCTCGCTCATGGCGGTGGCTCAATCTTCAATCCTTACAGTGGCAACCCTGGTCCTCTCGACCCATACAGCAATGGTGCTCTTGGTGCACGTGGACCTAGCAACGGTACTCGCGTTGTTAATCCTCGTGGCATTGGTAGCTCTGGTGTTGGCAGCAGCAGTGAGTCTGTTACTTCTGTGCTTGAGCGTAACCAGAGCATGACTTCTGCTCCTAACCTTCCAAGCTACTTCCCATTCAACTTCCGTATCATTGTTTCTCCTCTCTGCCCATACGATCCAGAGTCAGAGACTGGTGATATCTTCCTTCTTTCAAGTGGTAACGTTGGTTTCCACCTTGTTGATGAGGATGCAACTACTGTTGAGTGGCGCGACGAGAACACTGAGACTGTTAAAGTCAAGATCCGTGAGCGTTATGGCTTTGCAGTTGCTCACGAAGGTCAAGGCGTTGGCGTCTTCAAGAATGTTAAGCGCGCAGAGAACCGTTGGGACGGCTCTATTGATGCTGCTCCTAGCGACATTAGCGATGTTACCGAAGCAGATGTAAAAGCTAATCTCTAATACTACTTTACTCTAGTAAAGAGATTTAGTAAAAAGGCAAGTAGAAATACTTGCCTTTTTTATTAGGAGCTTTTTAATGGGTGTTTTCAAAACAGAAAAAACTGATATTGAATTATATATAGAAGAGAAGTTTTCTGAAGAAGAAGAAATTTTATATAATTTTGATGTAGAAATAGAAGATGATAATTTTATTGAAGTTAAAATAGAAACAGGAGAGGCAAATGGCGATAACATTCAAACCGGAGAACAGTTACCCCCAGAACCAAGAGGATGGGTTTCCAGTAGGGCAGAGTTTTTATTTAATATTCTCGAACGCAGTAGATCTAAAAAAGTTCAAAGAGTGTTGCGTTTTATTCGGAAGAGACTTTGATAGAAGTTATGGCCCTGACAACTCTTTATGGTTGAATACTAGCGATGCAACTAATCCTTTTTTCTTACGTTCTCCTGGTTTTGGTGGCTTTATTGATTATGATATTGAAGGATATCTAATTGATGATTATGAATTAAAAAATGTTTTAGAAACTCAAACTACAATTGAAAAGCTACCAGAACAAAAAACTTTAATAAAAATTACTCCAAAAATAGTATTGCCTGAAAATAATAAATTCCAACTTTATATTATTGGAAGCAATGCAGATGAAACTAATGATTTACCTGAATTCGTAAAAGCTTACGGAGAAGGTAAGAGCATATCAGTTAGAACTGTATATGATGTAATGGGTGATAACAATGAAGTGGATTCAAGAATTAGAAGTTCAGGTTCTTTCGAACCAAAGAATAATGAATCTTCCAATGTGCTTTATTTTAAAATTGTAACTGCAGGAGAAGGGTCTCAAGCTAAATATATTTGGTGGTTTGATGATGAAAGCGAACCAGCTCCAGCAGATGACAGATATAAAGAGCGTTTATCTCGTTGCGTACAAAGGTGGCGATTAACAGATAGGGGAGTAATGCTGCGTTTTTCTGGCAGCACCTATGAGTTAAATGAGTTATTTAAAGTCTTTTGTTACGAAGAAGAGTTATTGGAACAAAGTTATTTAATCACATTTCAAACAAGTACAGATTCTGTATATGAATATCCTGAAAATGTTTCGGCTTCACCAATTGGTTTAGATAATAATATCATCCCAGATGTAAATAGCTTTTTGCCTTCATCAGAAGATGAATTAAAAGTAATTTCAATTGAACCTTATGATGGTGCAGTTAATGTAAATTTAGATTTAAAACAAATAGTAATCACTTTTAATCAAAATCTAAATCCAGAAACAGTAACTCAAGAAAATGTAAAACTAACTTCATATCCTGTAAGTGGAAGTTTTGATGGGCCAAATGGTACAAGATCAGACAGGGAAAGAATTATTTATAAAATAATTTCTGTAATTGATAATAAAATTATTTTAGAAATTTAAGGAGTTAAAATGAGTTGCTCTAACACAAATAGCAAATATTGTGGTCCTCCTACTAAAATAAAAAGAAAAGGAGATTACAGAAAGAATTGTTACAATTTAAATGAAAGCTTTAAATTTAAAGTTATATTTAAAGACAGTTGTAATAATAATTATGACCCTGATGATTTAAGCATACAACTAAACTTAACTGCTCCAAATGGAGATTTAATTTCTCCAAGAGATTATATAAAAGTAGATACAGGGTTTTATTATACTGAACATACTTTTTTACAAGAAGGAAGTTGGAGTGGTTTTTGGAGTTCTGAAAAAGATGGAATAGTAAGAGAAGAGCCTACTTTTACTTTTACAGTACAAAATAATTTATCTAGTGAAAATATAATAAGCGGACTAAGTTTTAATAGCTTAATCGTAATAGAACTTGATAAAGCAATTGAATCTGAAGACGGAACAAAAACATTAAAAGAAAACGAATTTTATTCTTTTAGTAGCGAGTACAATCCTTTTTATTGTTCTGTTGAAATGTTGCGAATGGAGATGGGCTCTTGGACTGATCTAGTATCAGATGACACATTAGCTTTAGCTATTCACTGGTCTTCTTTAGAAGCAAATAATATTACAGGTGTACCTCCTACTTCAGAAAGATACTTATTCGCACGTACAAGATTTGTAATGTACGACGCTGCAATTAAATTATTTAGTATGCCTACAGGTATATCTTCTCCCGGCTCAGGTAAGTCTAAAACGCTTGGAGATTTAATGATAGAAAATGGCTCATCTTTAGATTTTGCTTTAAAAGATTTAGTATCTGAATTGAAAGCGGAAAGAGATGAATGGTGGAGAGTTGTTAATGCAGGTGGTTGCATTGTACCTGGTCAAGGGTTAGGTCCTTCTTCAGCAGTTCAAGGAGGAGCTAGATCTGATAAAATGCAAAGATCAAGAGAGTGGCATGACCCATGGACTGAATATTACATTCAACCTACTCAGAACTCTCTTTATCGCAAACCTGGAGAAAAAAAATATAAACATGGTTACTCAGGTTGGACTGAGTATTATTATGGCCAGAACGTAGTAAACGTAAGGAAAGGTAGAAGATGATACCTCCTAGTCGTAGAAGAACAAAAACAGATTGCGAAATAGATCTTCGCAAAGAGTTCGATGATATTGTTTTTGGTATTGGTGGCTGCAAACCACACAATCATTTAGTTTTGTTAAGAGTACCAAGAAAAGATTCTGCGGGTAATTTAATTAAATGCGATTGCGTATCAGAGCTAACAGATGAACCAGATAATGAAAATGAATGCAGATTTTGTTTAGGAGAAAAATATATTTGGGACGAAAGCTTTATCAGGGTTTACTCTTCTATAGTAGGAGCTGACGGAGGTAAAGCAAATAGAAATCGTCGTTTATCTCCGGGTGAACTGAGAACAGACTATAAAATCTTTTACTTAAGATATGATCAAAAAATATCTTATAATTATAAAATAATAGAATTAAGTCTTGATTTAGAAGGAAATTTAGTTGTACCTTACAAAAGAGAAACAATCTATAGACCTGAAACTATTCAAAAATATAGAGCTGACTACGGGCGCGTAGAGTATATTGCAGTATATGCTCGAGAAGAATCTTCAATAAGAGAGAACATTTAAATGGCAAGAAATCTAGACGAAGCTGTAGTTATCAATGTAGTTGATTCTAACGGAGATATCGTTAATGTACTTAACGCTAGAGATTTTGTTATTAACAATCCTTACAATGTTAATATAGATTCTGTATTTTTACCAAATACAAAACCAATGGATTTGGATACATTTTTTACTGTATCTAAAATGTTAATCGAAGATGCTCAATTAAGAGAAGGCATCAATGAAGACTCTTTTATTAGATTAGTAGAAGAATACCCACCAGAAGATATTAACAAATATGGAAATGAAGTAATTACTTGGAAAGTAGTAGAGCGAAAACCAGGTATGATGAATACAAAAGGCACTGGTAGGCCGCATAGAAAAGCTACTTATTCGCATCAAGAACATCGACCAGATTTACCTAATAAAATCATAACAGTTGAATCTAGACCAGTAGACCATGTAATAGAATTTAACTGCTGGGCCGTTAATAATAAGCTAGCTAATAAAAGAGCTATTTGGCTTGAAAAATTATTTGTAAATTCTGCTTTTGCTTTTGAAGTAAAAGGAGCTGAAAGATTTTATTTTAAAGAAAGACTTTCAGATAATTATTTAACTACTAATGGTCAAAGAATTTTTAGCAGACCTTTAAGGTTCTTTTTAAGATTCCGAGAATTTGACGCTAAAGCAGATACAATGATTAGAAATATTTTAGTTGATATCGGTATATTACCAAAAAATTAAACTTACATTATTTTCTCTCAAGGAGACAAAATGGCATACCAAAACCTTACATTAAGAAACATTGCGGGTGAAATGACAGCCACCTTCAATGATAACAGAATGAGAGCTTCTTTGCCGCCAGAACCAGAAGTAGGTCCAAGACTTTTTGTTACTGGACTTGCTAAAAGAGGTTTGGCTTATGAAGTTTTTAGACACAGAAACGTAAGTGAAACTTTTCTTGAGTTTTCACCGAATTCTGAAATTGCAAGAATTGTTTCTGCAGCTAAAGATGCAAATGGAGCTATACCATTATTAGTATCTCGAATTGCTTCTAAAGCTGACCACTTTATGATCAAAAGAGAAATTGACAGTTCTTTTGAAAAAGAAAATTATATTGTTATAAAACCATTAATTTTCCAAGAAGCAGACGATACAAGAAATATCCGCTCAAGTGCAGAGCAACTTAAAATGGTTTTAATGCCATATGTAGAAGGAAATGTTGTTCGTCAAAGAGTGCTTCTTGCAGCAGATTCAAACACAAATACTTTTTCTATTGTTTATGATTCTGAAAGAATTTTAAGAACTGAAGGAGATCTTTTATTTGACGTAGAAATTAATGTTCCAGTTGGAGAGTTTTTATTAACTCCAGCTGCTTTTGAAAGCACAGAAGTTGCAAGTTTTGTAACTGATGGGTCTTACGATTTAGCTGGAATTAAAGCACTATCGGAACTTACTCCTAGCTTTAGAGCAGTAGAAGCATTATCAAAGTGGGAGGATGCTGCAGGTGCAGACATTTTGCATAAAACTACTTTTGTAGATATTTTTGATTCCAGTAACACAGATGTTTTAGATACTCTTGGATTTTTTAAAAGTGAAGTTATTCAAGGCAGTGCTAAAGAAGCAATTAATAATTGCGAAAGATATGCTAGCAATGAAATCGCTTATGATAAACTTGAATTTGAAAATGTAGATTTTATTTATTGCGAAAAATGCTATGCAGATACTCCTGCTGTTTCTTTATCTGCTTCGGATTCTCTTGGAGAGCAACTTCAATGGGCTGAAAAATCATTAGGCTATTTTTGGAAATTTATTTTCAATGGTAAACCTTACATGTTTATGTTTAATGAAAGCGCTCCTTTTACTAGTGATTTGATTGCAGATTACTCTCACAATGATATTGCGTATAGTTTTTCTGCAGATCAAAAAAAAGTAGGAAATCTTTTAAATTTAGTTGAAATGAATATTCATGCAAAAGATGGAACTACAACTCCTGAAGTAGAATCATTTTTCAATGAAAAAGGCTTGATTGAATGCCACGTTACAATTGCACCAGTAGGTGATAGCGCTGTAACTGTAGAAACACCATTCTGTACTATGGTAATTGCTGCAAGTCATGCAGACCTTAGTGCTAATACAAATAGCCTTTCTGTAAGATTGCGTCCATCATTAGTAGATGGAGGGAATGCTCTTTCTACATATTGCTTAGATTCCCAAGAAAGCTTAAATACAGATCCTTTTGTATTAAGTCATTACGAGCTTGTTGGAGATCTAATTCCTGAAGCAGTTATGGCTAGACTATTGACTTTCCCAGAAAGCGGAGCAGCAGAAAGTGTAAGCCTTGTTGCAAGTAATGAAGAAGTTAGAGAGGTTTCTTTCTTACAACAAGCCGCTCAAGCTGCTTATAAAGCTTCTACAAATTATAGTCAAACAATTGCATTGGTACCGACTACTCCTCCTCCAGCTTCACATACAGGTGTATCTACTTGGGCAGGAAACCCTGCTTCTTATGAAGTGGACCGCAGTGGAAACATTGTTGTTGTTAAAGATGGTACTGGAATCCTAGGTACTAAACTTTTAGCTGGTTCTACAACGTATAGAGACGGCGCTGCATTTGGTGGTGTGATTCTTACAAATGGAACTAATTTGCCAAATGAAATTCCTTACGGAATTGATGATACTGATGAAGCACTTGATGGCTTTGGAAACCCAATTGATCTTGGCAAGCACGCTGTAGTTATTGGAGCTTGGGGATTCATTGAAGATCCACAAAATGCTCAAATTAACAGAGGTTCTAGAATTAGAACAGGACAAAGAACCTCTGCTTTCGTAAACGCAGCACCGCTTATTGCAGGGGTTTTAGGAGGTTTAGCTCCCGGAGAAGAGCCTATTGGGCCGATTCGTGGAGTAATTCCTGGAATTCTTCCACAGCAACGTACACCTAGAGCAGTGCTTGACAATCTTGCAGCATTACGCATTGCAATGATTGATCAAACTGGCGTGCTTTCTTCAATTTATACTGCAGCTTTAAGAACTTCTGATTACTCTAAGATTAGCTCTATTATGTCTGCAAACGCAATTCTTCAACAAGTAAGAGCTCTTTGTGGAGGAGTTATTGGTACAGCATACAAAGACGAGCAAATTGCTTCTCTTAGCCAACAAGTCGATGGAGTTATGCGCTCTATGGTTCGTGATGGTTATGCGCAGAGCATTGATGTTCGTTTTTCTGCATCTCGTCTTGATAGAATTAATGGTGTACTTCGCACTTCAGTACGATTTGTTCCACCATTGAGCTTAGAAGCTGTAACTATTGAACTAACTCTTGAAGCTCCTGCTTCAGGAATCAACGCTTAATTGAAAGGAATTTAAAATGGCAACATCATTAGATTTAGCTAGAACATATACATCATACTCAGGCGTTGATATTCGTGTTATTATTAACGGCGCACAAGTTGGCTCTATGCAAGCGCTTTCATACGCTATTCAACGTGAAAAAGCACCTATCTATGTTATGGGCTCAGTAGATCCTATTTCTTATTCTCGTGGTAAGCGCGGTATTGCAGGTACAATGATTTCACTTATGATGGATACTCACATCCTTATGAGCCCTTCATTTACTGGTGAATATTACCTCGGTGATGCAGATGAAATTTTTGCTATGGTTGGAAAAGGAGCTGATAATGTAAATGCTATTGCAGGAAGCAATAGCACTCAAAGTTTAAATAATGTAGCAAATGAGAGTTTAGCAGGAGGTGTAGGTCTAACAAGCCTAGGCCTATCATCATCAGCATCCGGAGGGGTTAGTGGTGTAGGGATTGGATCAACCAATGTATCAAATTCTGGTGGAGCAGGTCAGCCCGGAGCAAATGCTTCAGGTGCTTATCAAAGAAATGATACTAATTTTAGAACATTAGATGTTAACGCATTAGGAAACAATTATCGTATTGCACCAGTATTTTATGTAGATCAAATCCTTCCGTTTGATATTGCTATTGTTGCAGCTAACGAGTATGGGCAGTCAGCTCAAATGCGTCTTTATGGTTGCGAAATTCTTAACGAGGGATCTGGTTTTTCAATTGATGACATTGTTATTGAAAACCAAATGACTTATGTTTGCCGCACTATTCTTCCGTGGCGTAGTTTTGATTTACAAGATGTAAGAGCAGCAGAAGGTGGTACCAAAACAATATCAGGATCTGCAAGAAATGCTCTTTATAGCAGATTAGCAACTCCAGCAAATAGAGGTGCAAATACTACAAATGCTGGTGGAGACAGCACAATTACATATCAAAAAGGTTAATATCTTTACTTTATAAGTAATCCAGTGCTATAAAGGAGGCCTAGCCTCCTTTTTTTATGGGTAAAATTATGGATTACACTTATTCTTACTCTGGAGCTGATTGCAGAGCGTATGCTTTTTTTCCTGATAACCCAGGAAGCATGGTAGATCTCTCTTCATTAGCAACTATATCTATTTCTGTGCATGAAGCTAAATCTCCTGTAAGAAGATTAGGAGAAAGAGGCGTTAGTGGCTATACTAGAGGAATTAGAACTATTGCTGGATCAATGGTTTTTCTAGTAATAGAAGATCATCCTCTATGGAAATTAATTCATGCAAATAATAATTATTCTCCAGGATACTCTTCTACTGACTGGAATCGGGATTCAGATCGAAGTATTTCTAGAATTAATCAAAGAAAACTTTCTACAATGATTCGCCCGTTTAATATAATGTTAGTTTATCAAACAGAAGTAGTTAAAACTGGCAACTCAAGTAAAGTCTCCTTAATGGAGATTCCAGAAAAAGCTTCTTTAATAATTGAAAATATAGATATATTAAATGAAGGTTTAGTTACATCTGTAAATGATATGGTTACTGAAGTACAAATGCAATTTGTAGCTCAAGATTATTATAGCTTAGATAAAGGAATTCAAGAATTAAAACAACAAGAAATTGTTGAAAATACTTTAACTATGCAACCTAAACGATCAGATATTGAAAAACCAGATCCAGTTACAGAAATACAAAACAAGTTATCATTTTTTGGGTATAAAGGAATAAACGAATTAAATATACCAAATTTATCTGAAAAGCAAAAAGCTAAACTTAGAGAAGCAAATACTTCAATTCAACTTAAAGAACTTGCAGAATTAATAAGAGAAGTTAATAAAGATGCTAAATATTCATATGACGATACAATGTATTGGTCTAGTCAATATGGCCAATTGACAGAAATTCAAAAAATAATTAATGAAAACAAAGCCATTCGCGATTCTTATGAAGTGATTAATGGCAAACTTGTTATTAAAAATAAAGAGTAAAATTTATGACTAATTACGAATACTTTTCTGGAGCTAATGTAAAAATATCCTTTACTCAAATTAATAAATTTGACGATAATATAATCCTTCCAAAAGAAATAATTGAATGCGCAGGTATTTCTTATTCTTATCAGAATTCAAGACAACCAGTATACTCTTACGCATCGAGTAGATTTGATGCAGTGCTACCAGGTAGGGAAATTATTCAAGGAACTTTTTTAGTTAACTATGTTTCGCCAAATTATGTAATTAACAAAATAAAAGAAACTGAAACTAATGAATTTACTTTTGATGAATTATTTACACCACACTTTGACATAACAATTAACTTTGGTAATGATAGTAATAAAAATAGAGTAATAGAAAATTGTTTTATTATTTCCATGGGGCAAACAATCCAAATAAGTGAGCAAGTAATTATAGAAGAATATGGATTTATTGGACGCAATATTAAAGGATCTAATTGATGGGACTAGAAGGTCGAAAAATAGAAGATAACAAAGTTGTTTTTGGAGAACCTGCTACTGGAAAAGCTTTACAAGCACTACAAAGAAATTCTCCTACAGCTGAATCTATATTAAGCAGTTTACCACCAAGTGCTTTTATACCTATTCAACAAGAAACAACTTTAGTCGAAGAAGATATAGAAAAAAAAGAAAAAGCTAAACAAGAATTAGATGAGAAAGTTAATATGACAAAATATAGAAGAGAAAGAAAACGTAAACAAAGCTTACTTAAAGAAAAGAAAGAAAGTCATATTAAAAAAAGTTTGGAAGAACCAAAAGAAGAAGCTACTGTAGAAAAAACTTCTATAGAAAAAATTATAGAAACTTCTAATAAAGAAGAGGAACTTATGAATTTAGAAGATGAATTGGCAGCTTTAGAAAAAGAAGTAGCAGCAAAAAAAGCTGAAAAAGAAAAAGCTGAACTTCAAAAAATGTCAGAAGAAATACAAGCAGCTCCTCAAGAAGAGCAACCTGAAATGAAAGACCAGATTTTAGAATTATTAAAGTCTGATCCAAACGCGCCAGGTATTGAAACAATTAATGCTTGGAAAGAACGTTTTGGAAAAAACGGTTTGCATGTAATGGCTTTTGGAGAAGATGATGTATACATTTACCATCACCTTACAAGAGGCGAATGGAAGAAAATTAAAGAGCTAATGACACGTTTATCAGAAACAGATGAACAAGAAGAAATTGAAGAAAAACTAAAAGAAAAAGTTGTTCTTTATTGTGTACTTTATCCATCAGTAGATGAAAACTGGTTGGAGTACTGCAAAGCAGGAATCCTCGACTCATTATATCAAATGATTCTTTTAAATAGTGGTTTCTTAACCCCCCAGCAAGCGATGTTATTGACTACCCAGCTATGAGTTTATTAAGAGCATTAGAATCTAATTCTGAGCTCTACAGTACAATTTATGAAGATGTAGTTTTAAAATTCAGATTATTAAAAATCAAAGAATACAACTACTTCAATAAAATAATTACGGGCGGTCGAATACCGCCTTTTTTAGTTTTTGAAGAAATCTTCAATTTATGTAGTTTTGATCCAGTAGAGTTCTTTCCTAAAGAGTTGCCTGTAGGATATTTTATATCTACTGGGCATTTAATTTATTATTTATCTGGAGGAAAAGAAACTAAAAATTTCTTATTAGAGATTGCTCAAACAAGAACAGAGCATCCACCTGATAGTATTTTCGAACACATGAAAAGTATTATATTTACTGCTTTTCCTTCTTTATGTTTAAAAGACATAGATGAAATGACGGAAAAAGAATTTGTTCGTAATTTTGTTACTGCTGAAAACAAATTAATTAAAACAATGCAAGGATATACGCCGCTCGATTTAAAGAAAATTTACGAAGAAATTTATGAATCAAAAACTGAAGAAGTAGAAAAAAAGAGCGAAGTAGTACATAATGTTAAGAATATGGAACAAGAGCTTGGTTATTGGGAAGTACAAGAAGCAGAAGCTAAATTTATTGAAGAAGAAAAAGCAAGATTAACAAGAGAGCATTTAGCAAAGCTAGATCAAAGAAAAGGTTAGTTTATGTTTGCAAGCCAAGGGCCGGGAGGCATTTACTATTCTGCAGTACAGCAAGAACCAGAGATGCACCCCTTGATTGAAATGGGAGCTTCTTTAGCACCTTATGTGACCCTTGGTATGGGAGCAAACTATCTTGCTAAACTTAAATATAAAAATAGTAAAGAAATAACAGCTTATGATGTAGCTTTAACAAAAACACGTAACCTTTTAAATAAAGGTTTAGGAGGATTTTTTAATACATTTCGTATAGCAGAAATGGGATCGTTTAATTTAAGTGGAGAAGCTTTAGGTTTAAATTTAAAACAATCAGTATTGGATCCTTCAAAACAAGTAAGGCAACAAGTTTTTGGAAGTGAATACTTTAATAAAAATACAAATAAGTTATTAAAAGAAATACTTGGTGAAAGTGATTACGAAAAAATATCTGCGCACTTAATTGGTGGGCAAGATAATTTTGAATTAATCTATGAAATGGGTACTGAAGATAAAAGAAAAGGTAATTTAATATTTAGAGAACTACAATCTGAATTTGTAGATACAGTAGACAGTACAGGCAAACCAATAAAGCAAAAAGTTTACAAACCAAAAACAGGAACTGAAAGATTAATTTCTCAAAATGTTGCTTTACAATATGGTGTTTCAGGAGCTGATACTTTAGATCTTTTAGAAGGGGGAGACTTTCAAGGAAGAATAAATCCCATCACTCAAGGTGTTTATCAAAATCTTGTTTCTGGAGAAGATGTAAATTTTAAAGAAGTTTTTAAAAGTAGCATTAGTGGGCAACAATCAAGAGTAATGCTTGTTCCTAGCGTAAGTGGATCGTTAGATAATGTAGGAGATTTAAAAAGACGTACAAGCGTTTTAACAGGGCATTTGTCAGCAGGTATTGATAGATTTAATAGACTTATTGATGCAACTACAAATCAAATACCTATGTTTAACCAAATAAAAGAAAAATTATTTGGTGATCAAGATTTTGGTTTAAGTTTAAAAACAACTCCAGATGCATTTTATAAGCAATTCTTTAGTATAGGTTTAAAAGCTTCTAAAATAGGTGGAGCTTACATGGGGCTGCAAACTATAGATCACTATAGAGAGCAGTTTGGATTTTTAGGAAATGTAGTAGCATCAAGTGCAGTTTCTGGAGGACTAGCGCTAGCTTATACTAAAATTGCAAAAAAAGCTGATACAGCTTTTGCTACTAAACTAGGATTAGGAAGCTTAGCAATTCAACTAGCAATGCCGGGGTTTGATAAAGGCGTTGTAGAAGGCTTAGCGACTACTGCAGTAAATGTAGATATAGGAAGATCCTATATAGGTCAATTCACAGGATTATCGTATGTAAGAAGAGGGATCGAAGGAATACTTCCTGGATTTACAGAACCTGAAATGGGGATTGCTTTAGGATTAGGAGTAGCTGGTTTATCTTACTCTGAATATCCAAAAAGATTTGCTGAAAGATTAGCAAGCGGAAAACTACATACAGGAGATAAAATATTCCAAAGTATAGATAACTTTTTGTCTCCTAAGTTTGGAGCTTTAGTAGGAGAAAGCTACTCACCACCAGCATCTAAAAAAGATATTATCTCACAAAACTTAATTGATATCTTATATCCAGGCAAAGATCCAGCAACTAAAGAATACAGTGAAAAATTTATATCTAAAAATCCATTAGCTCAAACTTTGATGGGAATGGATGAAACCAATCCTTTATTTAAAGAATATAAAACAAAAATTGATGATATTTTACAAGGCAAAGGATTTGACGAGTTAGATAAAGATCAAATTAAAAATTTAAAATCTTTTTTTAGAGATAATAAAGATTTAATTAAACAAATGATTCCTGGAATTGACGCAGGCCAATTAGAATTAAAAGTAGATGATTTTGATTATACTTTAAAAAATATAGAAAGAAGCGAAGTTTATAAAGCATATACACAAAACAATGAAATTAACGCTTCTTTATTAAAAAGAATAAATTACATTAATAATAAATATTCTAGCGGAGAAGGAGTTTTAAATAATATTTCTAGAAGAATAGAAATATTTGGTGCCGAAATGTATCACAGTTTTTATGGTGCATCTATGACTGGAGAAGTAGATGTAGACATAGACGGCATAGAAACAAAAACTAAATTAGCTGATGGAACATTTAAAAATTTAGATTATGAAACTGTAGCTAAAAGTTTAAAAGCTTCTCCAATTATGAAACGTTTAGGTACTCTTACTTTAGGTACTGCATTTTTGCATCAAATGGTAACTTCTGGATTTTTTGGAATGATGGAAAACCCTGATGAATTAAAAGAAATATATTCAGGAGAAAAGCTAGTAGAAGTTAAGAAAGGTAGATGGTGGGAAGCTGGAGCTACTCCTTATGAAGGTGGGGAAACTAGATATTTTAGACCGCACGCTTATGTTCAGATGATGACTAAAGCAAAAGATAGATCAGTTTGGGGAGATGAAGTAGATGAGTACAACCCATTAACTAGATTCTTATTAAAGAACTTTACTTATCATTTAGAACGTAAAAATTACTATGACAGGCCCTACCCTATAACGGGTGCTGCATTTGAAGATGTGCCAGTTCTAGGAGGCATTTTGAGTGCTACTATTGGTAGAGTAATTAAACCTACTAAATTAATGCATGAAGAAGAGTTAAGGAGGGTTGGTGCTGGAGGAATAAATGAAATTGCTTATCAAACAGAATATGGATCGTCTCCAGAATTAGGACAAATTCCACCAGGAGTACCTACTAGCCCATATGGAACAATGGCTAGTTTAGGAAAAATACAATATCAATTTAGAGAACTCGAAGGTTTAACTGGTTACGGAAAAAACGTTTTGCAAAAAATGTTTACAGGTAGGGAAGTGTTAGGAACCCGAGAATATATTATGGCGAATTCAAATATGATGAGTTCGACTATTAGAGATTTTTGGGATCAAGATTTAGGTGGTTTTGCTTTTATGTCAGAGCCAATTAGACGTTTGCTACCTAGACCTAGAGCTGAGATTGAAACATACAATCCAATCATGAACTCGATGCCTTCTTATTTACCAGATAAATTTAAACAAGGAGACCCTTATCGTTTAATTGATAATGGAGCTGTAAGACTTCCTGGTAAAGGTTACGAAGCTGTAAACCCAGATGTAGCAGGAATGGATCCTGAAGATTATCCGCTTATACACAAGTATAAAATAATGGCTGACGTAGCTCCTCAATCTCGCGTAACAATGAAAATGAGAGAAGAGCTTTTAGAAAGAGAAGTAGCAGAAATATTAACTAACAGAGAAAAAGAAATGTTAGCTAAAATATCTGAGTACCACTACAAGCGATTAGCTGCTACAAGAGATGAAACATTTCATGAGAACGCAATTAAAATACCAGTACTTTCTTCTTTAATTGGAGAAACGTATGCTGGCGCAACTTCTTTAATGAGAAAAACTGCAGCAGCTGCAGAAAACTTAATGCCTGGTGGGTTTAGACCTTTAAGCAAATTAACTGGTCATACAAGAGACGCTATTGAAGTTTATGAAATGGAGCGCCTGTATAACACTAGTAACTCTTTCTGGGATGCCCCTATAAGAGACTGGTTTAGGCCTGCAATGTATTCTGCAGCACACGCTATGGGTTGGGATGGAAAACCCATACATGTTCAAAAGCGAGAAGCTTTAGACGAGCATTTTGATAAACTTCAATTTATGAAGTTTATGGCTTTAGCTGATCAAGCTTCTAATGGAAAAGATAGAAAACGTTATTTAGGATTAGCTGCTAGAACAAGAACAGGCGTGAATCCAAATGGAGACGCGCTCTCTTTATATTTGTCATTACCTAGTGCAGAGAAAAGATTTTTTGATGCATTTGCTAATGCTAAAGAATCAGATCGACAAAGAATTTTAGAGATGGTTCCAGATGACCAAAAAGCGTTATATAAAACAGTTTGGTCTAGAATAGATGCTGGTCAAGAATCAGAAATGCTTGCTTCAAGCAAACCAATCATTAATGAGCAACACATGTATTCTCAATTAGCTAAAGTAAGAGAAGAAATGAAAATGATGCCCATGCCTGAAGCAGATTGGATTGGTTGGCATAAAGATGTAGATATTAATGATATCAAAGTAAAGTATGTCGACAATCTTGGAGCAGAAATACACGATTATGATATGTGGGAATCTCAAGTAAGAAAAGCCTCTAGAAGGCCTTATTTAGAAGGAAGTGACTTGTTCCTATACAAAGGTAGAGGCTTTAATAGAAATAGCACTAGACAAGAGTTTTTGAGAGGATTCGACAATTATAGTGAATTAAATTCTGGTAAAATTTTATTAAATAGTAGCGGTGATTTTTTTGAGAATTCTAGAGCTGAAATTTATTATAAAGATTCTAGAGAAGACGAAATATTAAATATGATGTCTGCAGCAATTAGAGGTTAAAATGAAAAAACCAAGTTTTTTAAACTTTTCAGAAGAACAAAATCAAAACAGAAAAAATACAGTTCAAAACCTTTTAGCTGCTGGAGCAGTAGGAGGATTGGGATATGCTGGATATAAAAACTTTTTAAACTCACCTGCAGAAATAACAAAAGCTTTAACAGGTTTAAATACTCCTACAGAATTAAGACAAGCTGGAGAAGAAATAGGTAAAGAACTTCGCGCTTCAAAAGAAATCTTAGAAACAAGCAAAAAGATAGAATTAGATAGATTTGTTGAAAATATTAACAATCAATTAGATGATATTTTAGATCGAACGAGTGACGTTGCTCCAGAAGAACGCAGAGCTTTTTTTGCTAGTTTTTTTGAAACAGTAAAAAATGAACAAATAAGTACTGGAATAAATACAGACGATTTACTTAAACAAGCTTATGATGATGTTGAATCGCTTAGCGATGCACAAAGAACAGTATTAAAAGATATGTTTAACATGCAGATAAAAGGTTCTGAAAAAACAAGTCGAAGATTTAATAAAGCTTATGCAAAATATAGTTCTAATATGAATTTATTTGCAGAGACTACAAAAAGAGAGATTCCGTCTGGAATTCCAGGAAGTAATATTAGAAGAAATATTACTGTACCTAATGATATTCAAAGTAAATATAATGAAATTGTTAATTTAGCTAGAGGAAGTAATTATACTGTAAGTTTAGATGAAGTAGATGAAGGAGGAGTAAAAGGATTGTATGCTCGTTTTACAAGAGCTGGTGGAGGGCAAAGCGAAACACTGGTTTTAAGAGCAGGTACAGATAAAGCAGGGAATCCAATTATAAGAGCTGGAGAAAATTTACAGACCCGTTATGTAGCCCCATTAAAAGTTTTAAACGCTCCTGCTATGATTGATAGTAGAACGATGCGTTCTGTAAATGTAGGTACAGTAAAACAAGCAATGGGAAATGGAATAATTACAGATTATGCAGATTATGTATTTAATTTATTCAAATCGCAAATCGGAGGACGTAGTGGGTTTGCAAATTTAAACAGAAGTAATTTTAGCAAGTTTAATCAACTAATAACTGCTTCTGCGATGTATGCTCCTTCAGAAGCTGGAAAACTATCTGATGCTTCTAGCAGAGCGATAGCTTCAAGCAGAAAACTATTTTCTAGTTCGTTTTTAATTTCAGGGTTAGAGCAATTTAGTCCAGAGCAAAGAGGTCAAGTTAATAAAATTCTATTAGAAGCTTTTCCTCAGGATTTTGCAGGTGTAAGCTCTGTGCAAACTATGACTAGAGATTATGAAAATCCTTTTATGCGAGGCAGCAATCTAAGTTTTGCAAAATTAGGATATGCAGGAAAAGATATTCCAGGATATGCAAGTCCATTTAAATATTTAAAATTTTATGGTCGAGATTCTATAGACCGTGCAGTACAAAAACAAACAGCGCGTGAATACCAGATGATAGGTAGAGAAGAAACCGTACTAGGTATTGATGGTATAGATAAGTTTGGTAAGGGGGGTGTTATAAAAACAACTGGAGTTGGAAGTGATTTAATAGGAATTAATAAAGCTTATTCTGGAACAGCTACAGGTTTAAATTTAGGCGGAGTTATATTTAAGAAAAAAGCTGCTGAAAAATTAGGATTAGCTGAAGGTGTGGCTTATCTAGGAGGTACCGTCAGAAATGAAATAATATCTACTTTGACGGTTAACCCCAATATTGGAATTGCAGAAACAAACTTATTAAAAAAATTAAAGCAAGGTAGTATAACTGTAGGTGGTGCAGGAGCAAATTATAGCGTAGATGAATTTTTTCAAAAATACGCAGGAAAGGATGGAAGGGTAATTGTAGGAGAAATTGATACAGGTTTTAGTACAATACAAAGAAGAAGCGGTTTAGAAAGCTTCCAATTAGAATTGTATGATCAGGCAGGTGGCTCTAGACCTAATTATAAAATTAGACAAACTTCTCAACTTAGAA